CGAGAATATAGGTCGTCACATCAAACGCGCTCGTATGGTCGACGTTGGCCGTCACGGATACCGTGATGTCGTTGCCGCGCTTGCCCGGATACTTTGCCTTTGCGATCGCACACGCCGCTGCGGCTGCCCCGTTGTCGAGGCGATAGAAATACCCCGTTTTAAGATTGAGGAACAGATCGCGGAGCCCTTTAAGCTCCGGCGCTGTGTAATCGTAACCGAAAATCGAAAGACTGCGCTCCTGGAAGTCCTCCACCGTCACAGCAAACACATTGCCAACGGGCCCCCAGTCGAGCTCTAACGGCATGGTCGCAAAGCCGCGATCCGCGATGTCCGTCGATGCGCGCACGCGCGAAACAAAGTTAATGTACGTCCCTGGCAGTTTCTTGTTCTGAAACAGCCACGTACCGCCGCCCAGTGCCATAAAATCACTCCTTCCCGACGGTCGCCTCGACGACCGGCTTACTCTTGAAATCCTCGATGATCTGATCCGCCTCGGCGAAGGTGTATTCCTTGTCTGCCTCGAGGAGGATTATCAGCACGTCGCAATAGGCGCGATACTTTACAGACGAGGCAAGCGCCTCGCGCGTATACCGCTCCTCGGGCGGTGTACTTTTTTTATCCGCCATTATCATCATCCTTTCGTTGATTGTCGCTGTGTCAGCGTCTCCATATTTGGCAATTTCTCCCGCTCACGCAGGACAAACAGGCCATAATCGACCATAAAATGCAGGACGCCATCGTGCACCTCGTACTCTGTCCGTGATGCACGGATGAGGTCCTCTCCGACATGGATGTATTCCAGCCCCATGAGGAGCGCTGTGGCGACCTTCTGCACGTCTGCTGCGCCCCCATCTCTGCGCGGGAAATAGTGCACGTCGAAGCTATACGTGCGGAAATAGCGATTGCCGAGTTTCGCCGTCTGCGTGGTATGCAGCGGCAAAATAAAAAAGCACGGCGCATCAAAGCCCTGTGCTATTTCGTCTCGATACACTTCGACGCCGGGAAATAGCTCCCCGAGTCGGAATGCAATGCCCTCCACAATGTCATTTCCCATTGAGCTTCTCCTCTAAATACCGCTGAATCTTGCGCTGGAGGATAGCGGGCGCAACGCCCTCCACCTCGCGCGCTGATATCGTCATGCAAAATTGCCCCTCGACCCACGATTCTTTTAGACGTTTGCCGATCGCGGGGACAAATCGTCCCGGTGTCTGCCGATGCCCATACTCCACATAGGACGCATACTCGGTGTTATTGACAAGCTCGATCTGATAGGTGCTACCAATCTTATGCACACGGATCGCGTCTTTCAGATGCGCTTCCCACCCGCGCCGCAGCGTGCCGCCGCCCGCGATCCGCTTAAACTGCAGCGCCGGCTTTTCCTTTATGCTCCTGCGCTTTTTCTTGGGCTTCGCGGATGGCGGCACAGGCTCATACATGCCGTTTCCGACGGGAGTGCGCTTGATAACCTTGCGCAGAAAACGTGCTGCAAGCTCCTTGAGGCAGTCCTCATAAAACCGCTGCCGCTCTGCGGGCGTCGCCATCTGCTGCAGCTGTGTCTGGAATTTATGTAGTTCGGTCAGATCGATCTTTGCCATTATGCCCGCTCCTCCCAACGCACCAATGGAATCTCCTGATGAGAGTCATAGACCGCAGGGATACCGGAGCACGCAAAACGCATTGTGCGCCCACGCTGCGTGACGGTGATGCGACTGCCGGGCTTAATCTCGACCTCGGGCGCCGTAAAAAGCGTGATCGACTGCGTAATGCTGTCCACCGTGTCCGAGCGCCCCGCAGGGGCGATGGTCTTGTAACTGACGCGGCAGGGGACGTTCTGCGCAGATGACACCCACACAGAGGCAGTGATGTTCTTCGCATTTTTCTCCTTGCGCACTTCCTCGACCATCGCCACGCCATCATAGAGACGTTCGACCGCGCGCCTTACCAGCGGAATTTTCGGAAGCATGAGAGATCACGCTCCTTTGTAAGCACCTGCACCAGCGCATCATAGCGTTGCTCCGCACTCGTCCCGCCGAGTTCGACGGTCGTGTCACCCTCTCGGATGGACTTAACGACCTCCACGCCCTCCGTGCCGAGAATCACGCCCTTTTGCAGGGCGAGGAATTTCCCCGCTGTCAGCTCGTCAAGGACGATCTGCAATTCTGTGGGGACCTCCGTCACGTTGCACTCGTTTTTGATGTGCTGCTCTTCGCCGTTGTAGACGTAGGTGAGGAGCGGCAGATCCCCCTCCTGCACCTCATAGCCAACAGATGCATTGATCAGCATCCGCACATCGGCGAGCATTACTTGTCGCCTTTCCCGCCGCGTCCCTTCGTGGACTCCGGCGCGGGCTCGGGCGCGGGCGCGCTCTCCTGCGGCTCCAGTGCAGGCTCAGGCAGAGCCTCCTCGCGGAAGCCCTGCATCGTGAGCGCCGTCACCTGCTCCTCTGTCGCGGCGTACTGTACCTCATTGAGTCGTACCAGTCTTGTCATGATGTCCTCCTTTATGCGCCGAGGTTTGCCCAGACGCCCGCGAGCTTGTTGTGCGGGATCCAGATGTCGTGGAATTTGCGATAGTCAAGCTTCCACGCATCAGCCTTTTGGTTGACGTCCGGCGTAAAAATGCGCACCTTGTCCGTCTTGGAGATTGCGATCGGCGCGCGGCGGGCAATGATGATCCAGTTGATCGCCTTGGCACCCGTATCCGCCTTAAATCCGCCGGCCTCCTGTCCCGTCGCCTTGCCATCCGCAAAGATATATGCCGTCTTCATACACAGCGACGGTACTGAGAGGATCGGAATCTCGTTGTAGGTCTTTACCTTCGTGTCGATTGCACCCGCCTTGAACTGCGTCACATCCAGATGTCGCTCGATGTTCTTCACGTTGTTCAGCACCGTGCGGATCGGCGTCGCCATGATGATCACGAGCTGCTCGCTCTCGCCGATGGTGTCCTGCAGCCCCGTGATCTCCTTGTCTAGCTGTGTGAGGATATTCGTTTCGCTCGGCGTAAATGCATCCGTTGTACGATTCGCGCCCTTTGCAAGCGCCGCGATCTTGCTATAACGGTACGCATCAACCTCGGGGATGACCTGCAGTCGCTGGAACTCGCCCATGACATTGCCCGCCGAGGCGATGAAATTGCTCTCGTCCACATCCATGGAGTCAAGCTGGAATGTCCTGCCGCGATCCTGCGTCAGCTTATAGTCATCGTAGGTCAGCGTCACGGAACCCTGGTTAAATCCCAGATCGCGATCATACTTTGCCAAGCCCGTGGTCGAGATACGCGGCATGCGTACCGTATCGCCGCCGTTGTACTTCACGTCGCGGGCGTTTGTCTCCATCCAACCGGATGTCGCGCTTTCAAGCATCTGCTTATCAAGCTCCTGCTGGAAAATCTTTGCCATCTCAAGCGTATTGATTGCCATATGTTATTACCTCTTTTCTTTTAACCTTCAAGCGCAGCGGCGAACTGCTGCTGCACAGTCTGCGCAGGTGTGCTGCTACCATTTCCTCCGGGCGGGTTCAGCCCGTCAATCCGTACCGTATCCTCCTCGAAAAGATAAGCATCGGATTCTTTGAGCTTTTTGATCTGATCGTCGAGCCCCTTAATCGCACCATTCTCCGCCTCTGCGCCGTCAAGCTGAAGAAGCGCGCGGACGGCAGCGGTGTTCTTCGCCTTTGCACTGAGCAGGGACTTCTCGACGATCGAGTCAATCTCCATCGCCTTAACCTTTGCCGCGTGCTCCTTATCACGGGCATCGGCGGCCGCCCTCAGCTCGTCGATCTGCTTGACGAGTTCGGCGTTGTCCTTGTGATCCTTTTTCAGCTTGTCGAGCTCCCCGCGCGTGGTCTTGACCTCGTCCTCCTTGGCGGCGTAGCGGCTCTTTTCGACGTAGTTCTTTTCGTAGCCCTCCGCGACCTTTGCCACCTGCTCATCCGTGAGGCCGAGTGCCTTGAGTTCGTCTCTTGTCATAGTTCCTCCAATCTGCATAGATACTTGTATCGGCGTGATTCAGTGCTACACGGCACCACCTCCTTAAAAATAGGCATAAGAAAAGCACTCTGCAATTTGCAAAGTGCTTTTGTGTTTTGTTTTACAGGTCCGCTTCGGTCGCACCCTCTTCGTATTCGTCCAGATATTCAAAGGCTTCATCGACCGTCGCCGCCCGGGGACGCCTGTCCTGAAGGAAAATAAGCTGTGGCGTGCCAAGTATGGCACCGTCAGGAAAAACAGGCGAAAACACATCGTACCCACGCCACTGTTTCTCGTAAAGGACCTCGTCAGTCCCCCAGTGTTTTTTTGCAAACTGTTTGACGCTATCAGGTGCTTTCATCTTGCATCGCCTCCTTCAGGATGTCTTCCACTATGACCGGGTCGATAATGGCATTATCGACGCGCATGAGCCGTGGCGTTGTGCTGATCGTTGTCCCCATTAGTTTAAGCGAGTACTTGAGACGCCCCAGATACGCGAGTATCGGATCCGCCGTCTGTACTTCTTCCGTAATTTCCTCGTATCTTCCAAGCGCGCCGTTATAGCGCTGTCGCTTCCGTTGTGCCGTCTTTACGTCGCCCTCAACATACAGTTGCCCTATCTGTGGGTCATAAAAGATAATCTTCCCATTTTCTATCTTCGCCGAAATGATATGCCCCATTCTGCTTCGGCCCTTCCAGCCAAACTCCAGTGTGTAGCGCGCACCCTCTTCCAGATGCTCGTGCAGCCACTTAAGATAGGTTTTAGCGGTGTAGACCTTGTTTGTATCGGTGATGTACGGGAGATTCTGCCGCGTTGTTGCGTCTAGCCAGGCTAGGTTAGTTTTCCTCGCGACTTGCATAGCTACCGGGTTGTTATGGTTCGCCTTGGCCATAACATTATAGCCGCGTATACGCGCTTCGTAAGCAACGACACAAGATTGACAATTTATGTCATTCCCTGGCTCGATGCGATATAGCGGATTCGCTCGCATGTGGTTCGCTTTATCAAAATCCATCGGCTCGCCGCGCGCAACGCCAGCAAGAGTATCCGGATACAACGAGGATTCCTCTGTTTTTATTTTATCACTTTGCGGAGCTGTGTTCAAGGGTTCCGCTGCGTTTGTCGTCTGCGAATCAGAGTTTTTAGATCTCCAATCCTCCAACGTCAGCTTCTTATCCACGAAAACATCTTTCCAGTCCCCGTATGTCAGCTTGCTCTCGACCTGCTCCGTCTTCCCCGTTTTCGGATCGCGCGATGCCCGCGTCTCGCCCTCCGTGAATTCGTCGTCGAAATACGGGCAGATCGTCGAACGGCAGCGGCAGTGTAGCGGCGGGGCTGTGATGCCTGGCTTGCATTCGTCGAGGGGGAGCACTTTTCCATCCATCTCGCG